TCGACATCCAGCCCGTCATCCGTGAGCGTGAACTGCTCCGTCAGGGTGGCGGCGTCGCCGAGTTCCGTGCGCTGTACAGCGACACCGGCAACTCGGGTTCGCTGGTGCCGACCACGTTGGCCCGCACCCTGTACGAGTACATGGAAGCCAGCATCGCCATGTTCCGTGCGCCGACGACCAAGCTGACCACCGCCAGCGGTGAGCGGTTGGAGATCCCCCGGCTCACGGCCCACACGATCGGCACCCAGGTCGTTGCGCAGGGCACCGCCATCGGCGGAACGGACCCCGGCTTCGCCAAGCTGGCGCTCGACGCCTTCAAGTACGGCAGCCTCGTTTCCGTCGCCAACGAGCTCCTGCAGGACTCGGCCGTCGACCTGGCCGCTTTCCTTGGCCGTGACATGGGTCGTGCGATCGGCCGAATCATCGGCGCCGACCTGGTCGTCGGTTCGGGCACCAACGAGCCCAACGGCATCATGACGGCCGGTTCGGCCCGAGTGAGGACCGGCGGCACGCTGCTCACCCCGTCCTACGACGTGCTCGTCAACGCGGTGTACAGCATCGCCGACGAGTACCGCCAGGGCGGCTCGGCTGGCTGGCTGATGGCCGACTCGTCGGCCGGCACGATCCGCAAGCTGCGCGACGGTGCCGGTGGCACGATCGGTGCGGTGCTGTGGGAGCCGTCGCTCACCAACGGCCTCATCAACGGCACCCCGGACCGCCTGCTGGGCTACCCGGTGTTCACCGACCCGAACGTGGCTGCGGCCGGCTCGAACGCCCGCACGCTCGCCTTCGGCGACATGTCGGCGTACTACGTCCGTCAGGTCGGCAACCCGACGATCGAGGCCGACGCCTCGTTCGGGTTCGACAAGGACCTGACGACGTTCCGTGCCAAGTGGCGTGTCGACGGCGACCTGATCGACGTCGACGCCGTCACCGTGGTGCTGCAGAACGTCTGATGATCCGACCCGCCTCGAGCGGGTCGATGAGGTCCCCTGGGCAGGGGGACGCAGCGCCCGGGCGCTGCACCTCTGCCCAGGGCTAGCCCTACCCACCCCCTGCCCAGGAGGACCCCCCCTTGCCGATCCACCGGATCCCTCGCGTCACCATGCACGAGGACTTGCACAGCATCGAACGTGAAGGCGAGCAGGTTGTGTCCGTCGCCCCTGACGGCCCGGACCATGTGCTCGTCGGCACCGTCTGGATCGGCACGACCAGGCCGTACAGCGCCGGGCCGCTTGAGTATCGGGCGGTGGCGTCGTGAAGTTCATGCTGTACGGCAACTCGCCGTTGGTCGGCACCGGCTACGGGGTGCAGATCAAGCATCTGGCGCTCAAGCTGAAGCAGGCCGGCCACGACGTGGCGGTCGCCTGCACCTACGGCCACCAAGTCGGCATCAAGGACTGGCCGACCGAATGGGGTCCGATCCGGCTCTACCCCAGCGGGTGGACCGATCAGTCGCTCGACGTGCTCGCCGCCCACGTCGGCCACTTCTTCGACGGTGACCCGCAGGCCGGATGGATCATCCCGGTCACCGACATGTGGTGTCTGAACCCGGTCGCCAAGGACCTCGCCGCTTACCGGGTGCTGCCGTGGACACCGGTTGATCATCTGCCGGTCCCCGGCGACGTCGTCAAGTTCTTCCACATGTCCGGCCATCAGCCGGTGGCGATGTCGAACTTCGGCCGACGCGAGTTCTACGAGGCCGGGCTCAGCCCGTCCTATGTGCCCCTCGCCGTCGACACCGACGTGTTCAAGCCGACCACGCATCTGCCGGTCGGCGGTGAGCTCGTCGATGCCCGCACCGTGTTCAACATCCCGCAGGACGCGTTTGCCGTGCTGATGGTGGCGATGAACAAGGATCCGCAGGACCGCAAAAACTTCGGTGGTGCGGTGCGTGCGTTCGCCGAGTTCCACCGCACCAACCCGCACGCCGTGCTTGTGTTGCACACCGACGCTGTCGGTGCGGCCGGGTCCCGGCTGAATCTGAATGTGGTGGCGATGCTTGCCGGTCTGCCCCGGTCGGCGCTGATCTTCACCGATCCGTACGCGCAGCGGCTCGGGCTCACCGACGAGATGTTGGCCGGGCTGTACTCGGCGTGCGATGTGCTGCTCGCCCCGTCGAAGGGTGAGGGGTTCTGTGTGCCGATGATCGAGGCGCAAGCCTGCGGCACCCCGGTGATCGTGTCGAACTTCTCGGCGCAGGCCGAACTGGTCGGCGCCGGCTGGACCGTCGCCGGGCAGCTCGAGTTCGACCCGGGCCAGTCCAGCAACTACTTCACCGCCTTCCAGCACGACATCGTCGCCAAGCTCAACCTGGCCGCCCGCAGCGACCTCGTTGCCTTGTCGCAGCGTGCCGTCGAGTTCGCCCAGGAGTACAGCGTCGACGCCGTGTGGCAGCGCCATTGGGCGCCGCTGATCGGGTCGCTGGAACCGCAGCCACCGGCGGCCGACAAGCCGCTGATGCAACGGGTCGATGTGATCGTGCCGCTGGTGCGTGACGCCAACCGGGAACGCCTGGAGTCGTCGTTCGCAGCAACCGCACCGCTGACAGCCCGGATCATCGAAGGCATCGAGGGCCGCACCTACGCGCAGAACGTGAACGCCTGCCTGCGGTCGTCGACCGCTGACTGGGTGCTGGTCGTCGGTGACGACGTCGAGTTCCTGCCCGGCTGGTTCGAGGCCGCCGTTGCGCTCACCGACCGCTACGACGTGGTCGGCACCAACGACAGCGAACCGGGTCGGATCCGTAACCCTGAGGTTGCTGCCGGTCGCCACGCTGACCACTTCTTCGTGCGTCGCAGCTACATCGACACCGACGGCGCCAGCCTCGACGGGCCCGGCAGCCTGATCAGCGAAGGCTACGGGCACTGGTTCGCCGACAAGGAACTGGTCGAGCTCGCCAAGGCCCGCAACACGTTCACTCCCTGCCTTGACGCACGGATCGTCCACCACCATCCCGGCTACGACGGCCGTGAGGATCTGCGTGCCGGCGACCCGCTCTACATGTCAGCGGTCGACCGGGCCGACACCGACCGGGCCACCTGGCTCGAGCGGGTCGGGTTCATCGACGCTGAGCGTGCCTGGCGGGCTCAACGGTGACCCGTCCCAAGATCGTCGACACGTTCCTGTTCCACGACGAGCTCGACATGCTGTTCTGCCGCCTGTTCGAGATCGGCGACATCGTCGACCACATCGTGATCGTCGAAGCGACCACCACCTTCCGGGGTGACCCGAAGCCGTTGTGGTTCGCCGAGCATCGCAACCGGTTCGCTGACTGGGCTGACCGGATCGTGCATGTCGTCGTCGACGACCTGCCCGACGCCACCAGCGAGCCGGATCCGTGGCAACGCGAGTACGAGCAGCGGCGCCGCACCCTGGCTGCTGTTGCCGGGCTCGGCCTGGCGGCACACGACATTGTGCTGCACGGCGACGTCGACGAGATCCCCCGTCGCTTCCATCTGCGCAACGTCCGTCCGACCGGCCTGGTGCCGTTCGGGATGAGGTTCCACCCGTTCGCTGTTGACTGGCTGCATCCGCATCGCTGGCATGGCACGGTCGCCGCCACCTGGGCGACGGTGCAGACGCTCGGCGAGTCGGCGATGCTGACGATGCGTCTGGCCCGTGACACGGTGCCCTGCCCGTCACACATGGCCGACGCCGGCTGGCACTTCTCGTGGGTCGGCGGCAACGACTACGCCCGCCGCAAGCTCGTGTCGTTCTCGCATCACGAGATCGTCGACCGGGTCCAGGGCGAACTGGTCGACGACATGTTCTGGCGGGACGGCTGGCACGTCGACGGCACGAAGCTCACGCCGGTCGACGTCGACAACACCTGGCCGCTGTGGGTGACGGATCGCAGCTGTCCCGATGTGTGGTTCCGACCGAGGATCGAGGTGCCCTGATGGCGATCACCAACGGCTACTGCACGCTCGCCCAGATCAAGGCCGAGATGCGCATCGGCACCAACGACACCGCCGACGACACCCGCCTCGAGCTGGCCGTGGCGGCAGCGTCACGCCAGATCGACGCCTACTGTGGCCGCCGGTTCTGGCAGGACGCCACCGTGAAGGTGCGCGAGTTCTTCGCTGACGGGCCGGTCACCTGTTTCACCGATGACATCTCAACGACGAGCGGGCTGATCGTTGCGGTCGACGAGGCCGAAGACGGCAGCTACGCCGAAACGATCACGCTCGGCACCGACTTCATCTTGCTGCCCGCCAACGCCGACGACGACGTGCCGGCCCGGCCGTTCACCGAGATCCGCATCGTCGAGACCGACAACTACTCGGGGTTCCCGTGGCGCACCCTGCGGCCAAGCGTGCGGGTCACCGCCAAGTTCGGGTGGCCAGCGATCCCCGACGACGTCACCAAGGCGGCGCTGATTCAGGCGTCGCAACTGTTCAAGGCGTCCGACGCAGTGTTCGGTGCCGCCCAGTTCGGTGAGGCCGGTGTCGCCCTGCGGGTGCAGGCTCGCCTGAACCCGATGGCTGAGGCGCTGCTTGAGGCCTACAGCAAGCCGAGGGTGGCCTGATGCCGACCGTCGCCCAGGTGCGTGACGAGCTCGCTGACGTGATCACGACCGGTGCGGGTCTGCGGGCTGCAGCACTGGTGCAGGACACGATGGTCGCCCCGATCGCTGTCGTCACTCGTCGCCCGTTCGAC